CTTCTATCTTTTGATACGGATTCTTAGCATAAGGTCTAACCAATACGTATGAATTAATAGGCATAATTTCCATACTATTCATCTTCTCTGTTACTTCCTCCGCTTTCTCCAATTCATCTTTAATGTTCTTATTAAGTGCTTTAGTGTAAGTATCTACTGCTTTATTATGTGCTTCCACAGCAGCTTCTTTCTTTAAATCTTTAAATCCATCTGCACCGGCAAAGCTTAATCCTTTACCCCCAAACATTACATCCATTGTTCCGTTATTACTCATAATTTAAATCATTTACCATTTACATGCTGGACATGAAGACTTAATATCTCTAACTTTAGCATTAAGTCTACACCCGCATCCACGTTTATAACCATCTTTACGTTCTGTTGATATATCTCCTGTTTTAGGGTTTAGCCACAGTTTACTGCTACATACATACCCCATAAACGAATCCTTCATAATAGGACATTTCTTACATATTCTAATACGAGCTTTAGCTATTTCTTCGTTATTACCCAGTAACTCGTTCAAGTGCCCATTTACAATATTAGTAATTCCCATAGATTTCTAATGAGCTTTAATTATACTTTACTTTTAATATCTCAAATCCCAGTTTGAAAGATACTCTATGATTATGAACTAGCTCATTAGAACTCTATAGGCTTTCTCTTCTCCTTGATTTCCTCAAGTATACACTGTTTTTTCCAATGCTTACACATACGTTCCACATCATCTTTAAGATAATCTAACTCATGTTCTGTAACGTTACCATTATGGTCATAATGTATAAGCAATAGCTTCTTAATAACAAAATCAGGATTTAATTTCTGAAGCATCCATGCATAGGTAGATAGTTGTAAAGTATAATGTACTTTATTACAGTCCATTAAGTTATTCATAGGATACTTCATCATTTGACTCTTCTTAGTCCTGGTATCAAAGTAAGATTTCTCGTCAATACTTTTATTAGTCTTGTAGTCAACAATGTAAATGTCATTTCCGTCCTTAATAAGTAAGTCAATTTGACCTGCCAACCTAAACTTATTGTCGTCCGACCTTCTATATATCATATATTCAGGGAAGACTCCTCTTTCTATGCTTAGTAGGTCTAAGTTATTCTTCTCTAAAGATTCATTAGTATTAACTTCAAAAGTTCCGCCTAAACCGTAACTTCTCATTTGGCATGAACTCTTACCTAAGTATTGATGTTCCAAATCACTATGAATCTTTGTACCTCTTTCCTTGGAATCGGCATTAGTTTTAGACCACTCATCCAGTATATCCTGTTGTGCAGAATTAAACTCCGTCTCATTTAAATCATACATGTCTAAGAAGTACTTCTTATCAAAACGTTTAGTTTCTAATAGTCTCTTCTTCTCCATGGCAAACTGTTCAGCACTTAATAGCTTCTGTAATGCTTTGTACTGCGACCAGAAATCACTGTCGAACTTTTGACAGAACTCATGTATCATTGTTGTTACTGAAGTGTATATAGTATTGTCAATTTCACTCCAATACATATGGGAAGAATCGTTGTAACATATTTCCTTGTTCCTCTTGTCTACTTTCATAATCCATTTTAAATTTCTTCCTAATTGAGTTATAATCTAGTAATGTAGATAAAGGCTGAATGCATGGAGCAATAACAGAATTGTAGTATCCTAAATAGTATTCCTTGTCGTTAGGATAGATAATTACTACTAACCCTATTGGTCCATCAATACCTACTATCGGGTACATCGCAGCAGATTTTGCCCCAGAGTCCTCTAATAAAGCTGCTAAATTAGGGAACGTTCTACGATAGTTCTCAATAGTATCCATTCTGATGAATTGATTGTCATTAATCCTTTCAAGCTCATCACCGTAGTTAATATACTCCAACTCTTTCCATATCTTAATAGTTGCCTTAGTTTCATACCCTCTTCTCTTCTCTGTAAGAGCTGTTAAATAGCGATATGATAAACCATGTGTACTTTGTAAGGTATTATGGTAATTCAATAACAAGACATTCGACGCATCCTTATCTTCCATAAGAATATGCTCTATGTGCCCGTTAACTTGTGGAGTAATCATCTCTGTATATTTCTCAGCTAATACCTTCTCCGTAACAGCTGCCTGTCTATAATCTTCTAAAATAGCTTTAGTGTGTGAAGAGAAATGAAGCTCTACCATCAAGAATGCAAGCATTATAATGACTATCGTCTTAACACCAGAACTCCAACTGTCAATCCACCTGTACACCTCTTTTAGTTTGCCCAATAACATTAATCTATTGATTTAAAGGTTGGAGATTAATAATAGTTTAGTTTCTTTATTACTTATTTACATTGACACCTTAAATCATTAATTCATCTGATTTGTTTGATAATGTGCAAATTTAGCAATACCTTTGTGAATAAAAAAGTGATTTAACATGTAATTTAATTATGGAATTTAACGCAGAGGAATTATCAAGAATTAATGAGGCTCTGAAAGAGTTACTCGATGATGCGGACCTAGAAGAGGTTCCTATGTTTAGATGTGGTAACAAGTTAGTAAGGAAAGATAAAAGTGGAAGCAAGATTCATATTAAGAAGAAGAATCGCGGCAAATTTACGGCATCAGCTAAGAAAGCTGGACAGAGTGTTCAAGAACATGCTAGGTCTGTACTTAACAATCCTAATGCGACTCCGTTACAGAAGAAGAGAGCTAATTTCGCTAGAAATGCCGCTAAATGGAAGCATTAACTATGAAATTTAAGTACGACAAGGTTAAAGGATTGTTGTTCTTTATTAATCCTCTATTACCATTTAAAGGATACTCATTTATGAACATCTGTGGTATCATGTTTACCAGGAGCGAGGATTATATAAAGAGAATGAGTCAAGCTACAGTTACACATGAGAAGACTCATACGAAACAGATTCTAGAGATGGGAGTTATATTCTTCTATTTATGGTATGTAATAGAATGGTTTATAAAGCTGATAGCTAACGGTAATGCCCATACTGCTTATAG